CAACCGGTCGCCGGCGCCGCTCGGTCATCCGCTGGTCAACGGCAAGTTCGTCTCTGCCCGCGATCCGGAGGGCCTGAACATCGGCTATATCGGCGCATGGAACGAGAACGTTCGTCAGGACGGCGGGCGCGTCCTACTCGACAAGGTGATCGACGTCGAGGTGGCCAACCGTACCCAAGGCGGCAAGGATGTCCTCGCTGCGATCGAGGCTGGCGGCCCGATCCACACTTCCACTGGCCTCCTGGCCGTCATGGAAGCGGTCAACGCCGATGACCACAAGCGCGTCGCCCGCGCCATGGTCTTCGACCACGATGCCATTCTCCTCAATGAGGATGGTGCCGCAACGCCTGATCAGGGCGTCGGCATGCTGGTCAACGCCAAGGGCGAATTCGAAGAGATTGAGGTCGTCAACTCCGCCATGACGGATGCTGCCGATCAGGAGATCGATTGGGCGGGCACCCGCCTCGTCGAAGCTCTCATGCGCCGACAGAACATCAGCGTCTGGGAGAAAGTGAAATCCGCAATCATGGACGCCATCGGCTCCGGGCGGGAACCATCCACGAACACAAAGGAACTCGACATGACTGTTGAAGAACAGATCAAGGCGCTTTCCGCGAAGGTTGACGCCCTCTCGGAAGGAAAGCCGAACGAGGCGATGAACAAGACCATCGCCGACGCCGTGACCGCAGCCGTCAATGCTGCTGTCAAGCCGCTCACCGATGCCCATGCCACCATGGTTGCCAACCAGAAGGCCAAGGACGACGCTGAGCAGGCCGAACTCGTCACCAAGATCGTCAACGCCAAGATCCTCGATGAGGCCACGGCGAAGGCAACCCCGCTGGCAACCCTGCGCGCTCTTGCTCCGCAGGCAGACCCGAAGAAGGCCACCGCCCTGAACTCCGCTTTTGGCGGCGGTCAGCAGGAGTCGGGCTTCAAGCTTCCGAAGGGAGACAAGTAACATGGCGCGCTACAACAAGATCTATGCGGGTCCGGTCTCCGAGACCCTGCCGCAGGTCCAGGAGCGTCTTTGCGCTGCCGCGATCCTGCCCGGCACTGCGCTGGTCGAATCCGGTTCGAGCTTTGCTCAGGCCGGCGCGAACGCTGCTGGCAAAATCTACATTGCCCAGGATAACTACCTGGCGCAGAAGGGTGTGGATGACGCTTGGGCGGCCAACGACCGTATCGTCGGCATGGAACCGCTCGATGAGCAGTTCTTCAACGTCCGCGTTCCGACCGCCACCAACGTCACCCGCGGGGCCAACCTGACCACCAACGGCTCCGGCAAGTTCGTCCTCGCGACGACCGGTCAGAACGTCAAGATGGTGGCCGAAGAAGCCTACAACAACACGTCTGGCGCAGACCAGCTGGTGCGAGCCCGCAAGGCTCAGCCCGGCACGGTCCAGGCATAAGGAGAAACCGATGCGCTATTTTGACGAACAGCTCGTCGCCAACTCCCGCCCGCACGCGGAATGGTGGGCCGACGTATCCGTGAACCGTGAACACTTCCACCAGGTGGAAGAGCACATGGCCGCGCTTTCGAACGCTGCCGCCGTCCTGCCTCGCGATGCCTGGCTCGAAATCGACAGCATCACCCGCCGCGTTCTGCGCGACGACGAAGGCGAAGTCTACATGCGCGACCTGATGGCGCTGGCTCGTCCGATCAACATCGGCAAGCTCGTCAGCATGACGCGTGTGGCATCTGATTCCTCGAACCCGGTCATCCGGTCCATGTCGGGCCAGGTTCCGGTTCCGATGGATAAGGTCGTCTATGCCTACCGCGGCACGCCGGTTCCGATCTTCCAGGACGGCTACGGCCGTGAATGGCGCGAGTGGAACACGCTGCAGTCGGAAAACTTCGACGCCATCGCTGATGACGAAGAAGCGGCCAACGCCAAGATCAAGAAGGATCAGGCGGACTATGTCCTGAACGGCGATACCTCCATCGTCTTCCAGGGCTATTCGGGCACCGGCATCCGCAGCAACCCGCTGGCGAAGACCATCAACATCGGTGCTTCCGGTGCGAACATCGATCTCACGTCCCCGTCGACGACGTCGGACGCAATCGATGCGTTCTTCACGCAGACGCTTGGCGCCATGCTCGACGCCCAGCTCATAACCGGCAAGGTCAACATCTACATCTCGCCCGAGATCGGTCGCAACCTCGACCGTTCCTACTCCGGCGCGAACGGCTTCAAGGGCGGCACGCTCCTGCAGTACCTGCTGACCAACCGCCGCATCGGCAAGATCGAAGTGACCTTCAAGCTCTCGGGCAATGAGTTCTTCGGTTTCGTCCCGTCTTCGGAGTTCATCCGTCCGCTGATCGGTATGGCCGTCAATACGACCGCTATGCCGCGCCAGTACCCGACGGCGAACTACCAGTTCCTGAAGATGGGCGCGATGGGCCTCGAAATCCGGGCGGACTACAACGGCAAGTCCGGGGTCTTCTACTCTACAAGCACCTGATGATGGGCCTCGCCCGCAAGGGCGGGGCGCTCCATTCCCTCAATCATCACGGCTCAAGGAGGCCGATCCGATGAAAATTCGTCTCAAGGCACCGGATGGACTTAGCTCCACCGGCATCTACGGTCAGGACGGCAAGGAAATGCCGGTCGGCCACGAAATGACTGTCAAGGAAGCCCCGAAGGGCTGGGCGGGTCGCTACGACATTCTGTCCGGCGGCCCGGCTGACGACAGTGAAGGCGTCAACAACGATAAGGGCTATGCCATCAAGAGCAAGGGCGGCGGTTATTCGGTCGTCACGCTCGACGGTGAGCCGGTGACGAAGTCTCTCCGCAAGGACGATCTCGAAGGGTTTGATGACCTCTCCGACGTCGACAAGGCGGCTTTCGTCGAGCTTCACAAGAAGGACGCCTGACCTATGGCTGGCTACGGCGGTGATAGCGAGTTTCAGGCATGGCTCGACGAAAACGGCTATGTCCTGCCACCGGGCGCACCGTCAAAAGCCGTCCTGCGAAACCGCGGGAGCCAATATATCGATGCGGTATATGGCTCCCGCTTTCTTGGCAGTGTGGTTGACCCTGTCCAGGAGCGCCAATGGCCGCGCGAAGGCGCGATCGTCAACGGCAAGCTCATCCCTTCGGACGTGGTCCCGGTTGCTGTGATCAATGCCTCCTATCAGGCGGCCTATCAGGAGGCAGTGAAGCCCGGCAGCCTGTCGGCAGTCGGAACGTCCTCTGGCGCAGTAAAGCGCGTGAAGGTCGGCCAGATCGAGAAGGAATACCAGACGGCCAAGGATGACGGCACGGCCTCGGCCATCACGCCGCTGATCTCGATCGTTGACGGCATGTTGGCGCCGTTCCTCAAGGATGAGGATTTGGTCTGCTTCGGCCTCTGGTCGGTTGGCTGCTGATGGCGACCTTCGATTATGCCGAGATGCAGGCTGCTGCCGAAGAACTCATCACCGAGTTCGGCCAGCAAGGCACCATCAAGCGCCTTGGCGCCGTTGATCCCGTCGAAGGCGGCGATCCAGTGCCAGTGGAGTACCCGGCCACGCTGGTGCCGATGACCTATGACCAGCGCTATGTGAATGGGACCACGATCCTGACTAGCGATAGGCAGATCTATATCTCTTCGGTCGGGCTGGCGATCGTGCCCACAGTCGGCGACGTCGCTGTGGCTGGCGGGGTCGAGTATCACATCATTGCCGCCGATCCGAACAACTACGACGGCGTTACCAATGTCGTCTTCATCGTCCAAGGGCGGCTGGCATGACGTTCGAAGACCTGCTGCAGCAGTATGAGCCGCGGGTCGCAAAGGCCTTCCGCGATGCTATCGATAGCATCAAGTCCGCCATCCTGATCAAGACGATCGCAGAGCGGCTAGAGCGGGGCGACATCACCGGCGCCGTGGCGGCGATCCAGTTCGAGCCAGAGGCTTTCGCTACGCTTGAGCTTGCGCTGCGCGAGGCATTCAATGCCGGCGGCGTCAGTTTCGTTCAAAGTCTGCCGTCGCTCGTCGCCGCGGATGGCACCCGAGTGCTATTTCAGTTCGGTGTCCGCAACCTCGAAGCCGAGCGCCTCATTCGGGAGCAGTCTTCGGCGCTGGTCACCAACATCACCGATGATCAGCGCCTGGCGCTTCGAACGGCCTTCGAGGCTGGCCTTGCGCAAGGGAAGAACCCGACCGCCACCGCTCTTGATGTGATCGGCCGCGTAAACCGCGTCACGGGCCGCAGGGAAGGCGGCACTATCGGCCTGACGTCTCGCCAAGTGGAGTTCATCAGCAAGGCTCGCGAAAATCTGTTGTCGGGCGATCCCGTGCTGATGAAGTCATATCTTGATCTCAAGACTCGCGACAAACGCTTCGACCGCACCGTAACCAAGGCCATTCGCGAGGGCAGGGCCGTCGACGCCGAGCTCGTCCAGCGCATGATGGGCAGGCTATCGGATAACAACCTTCGCCTTCGCGGCGAGATTATTGGCTTGGAGGAGACGCGCTCTGCGCTCTTCGCGGTACGCGACAATGCCATCCGCCAGCAGATAGAGGGCGGCAAGATCGCCGCCCAGGACGTGACCAAGCACTGGCTTCATTCGGGTTCGGAGCACCCGCGCATGCAGCATATCGAGATGGCGGCACGCTATAAGGCGGAAGGCGTTGCGCTCGATCAGCCGTTCGTTGCTCCCGATGGCACGTTGCTGATGTACCCGCATGCCCCTGGCATCCCTGCCAAGCACAAGATCGGCTGCAAATGCCGGCTGGAATACCGGATAGACTATATCGCGGCTGGCCTGCGCCGGTATCGCGCTCGGGCGGCCTAATGGCGAACCTGTCCTTTTCCGCAGCAGTAGCGCGCTGGACAGAAGCAGTGCCGGAGGCCATCGAGGCGGTTCGCAACGAAAGCGCTCAGGAAGTCGTCAAGGAAATGCAGACCATCGATACCGATGGGGGCCGTCTTCCGTACGATACTGGCTTCCTATGGGCGTCCCTGATGGCATCCACCTCTGCCATGCCGGCGATCAATCGCAATGCCAATCCCGCCGAAGGCCAGAAATACGCTTTCGACTTCGGGACGATCGAGGCGGTGATTGCTGGATCCTCGTTAGAGGATGACCTGTATTTCGGCTACACGGCCGCCTATGCGGCTCATCAGGAGTACGGCTCCAACGGGCGCCCGCCGGCGGCGTTTGTCCGCTCGGCAGCTCAGAACTGGGACGCGATCGTCAATCGCAATGCGGAGAGGGTTCGGAAGGCGTTTGGGCTATAGCGGCGTCGCTCTTCATCGTCATGGCCATCTGTAGCGTGAAGATCGAAAGCCGGGCTGCCTTGAGGGTGTTGTTACCGAAATCGGTCTGGCCTTCCTCGCGAGCGAGCGTCAACCACACCTCCTGAAGGAGGTCGTAAATCTCGCTGTCCGAAATGGGCGGCTTCTCTGACATCGGGTAGGCATACAATGGCGACGGGCACGGACGCAATCATCTTCGCTGCGCTCCTTCAGCGCCTTCAATCCCTGCCAGGCGTCCTGCCGATCGCAACACCGGGTATCACCTTCCCGCCGGCAGGCCAGACCAAGCCGCCGAAGTTCCTGAAATTCGACTTCCTGCCCAACAGGACGCGGCAGATCACCTTGGGCGATGATTCTCAGCAGAAGGTCGGCCTGGCGCAGGTGAGCGTCATGTGGCCGATCGGGTCGGCGATCATCGATGCCCAAGAGGTTTCCGACAGGATCATCGACCACTTCAAGAACCAGACGATATTCGCTTCCGGCGTGAGGATCACGATCGACAGCGAGCCATGGGCATCCCGCCCGATCAAAGACGAGGACCGGATGAATATCCCGGTCAGCATTTCCTACATCGCGTTCGAACCGGAGGCCTAGAAATGGCAAACAAGACGACGAAGAAGGGCTCTAAGGTCTATGCCTGCGCTACGGCGCAGAACACGGATCTGACGGCCAGCACCTATGCAGCGCTGACCTGGGTATTGGTCGGCAAGGTCGGGAACATTGGCGACCTTGGCGCCACCTCAAACATCAACGTCTACAACACCCTCGATGAGGCTGTTTCCCAGAAGCAGAAGGGTGTGGCGAACGCCGGCGACCCGCAGATCGAATGCGCGGACGTGGCAGACGATGCAGGGCAGGTGATCCTGCGCGGCTTTGGTGACCCGCTGAACCAGAACAACATGGCTATCAAGATCGAGCGCAACGATGCCCCTCCCGGCAAGACGAACACGATCTTCTACAGCCGCGGCGTTGTCTCGGGCCCGCTCTATCCCGGCGGCGGCTCCGACGACTTCGATCTCGCCCGTTATACGATCGGCCTTAACCAGCTGCCGATCCGCGTCGATCCCGTAACCACTCCGTAAGGTGACCCATGGATATCTCTACCCTCGTGAATGCCGAAGACCTGTTCGAGCTCAAGCTCGTCGACCCGGTCAGCGACGAGCTGCTCGGCATTCGCTTCATGATCCGGTCGGCAGAGTCCGATGCGGTCAAGAAGGTCGTTCGACAGCATACCGACAAGTTCCTCGCGTCACGAAAGCGCAAGCTCACCACGAGCAAGGTTGAGGAAGAGGCGCTCGACAAGGCCGCCGCGTCGATAGCGTCTTGGGATTGGGGCGATCACTCCTGGAAGGGTGAAAAGCCCGAAATGAGCTTCGAGAAAGCGCTGGAAGTCGTGACCGAAGCCTCGTGGGTCTATGACCAGGTAACCACTGCTTCCGAGGATCGCGCAAATTTTACGAAGACCTCGGCGAAAGGCTCTGCGAAGCCGTAGCCGTCGTCGGCCGATACGATTCCGTCCGAGACAAGGATGGGGAAACACGGCGCGAGAGAAACCAGGCCTTCGCGACAAATAGTCCTGAGCTCGACGTTCCCGAAGAGGGCGCGGTTCTTTGGGACTGGTTCTGGGATATCCGCCAAGGTTTGACGCCGGGCTTCAACGGTCCGGCGGCTATCTCAAGCTCCGAGTTCATCGCTTGGTGCCAGATCACGGGGAATATCGTGCGGCGTGAGGAGATCGCTGTCCTCAAGTCGATGGACACCACGTTTCGATCGGCAGTTGATGCCGAGAATGAGGCGATCAGGGAGCGGGAAAAACCAGCCGAATAGACGATCAGCTCTTTGGGATTATCCCAACAAGCCCAAGCTGGTTCTTTTCGTAGGCGGCGAGATAGCCGTATCGAGCGCAAATGGCCAATTCCTCGGCGTAGCGCGTTGTCTTCGGCGGCTGGCTGGGGTTGTCGGGCAAGGTGGCGGTCGCCATCGTCTGGCATTGTTCGGGCGAAACGTTCGCCTCGACAGACCTTTGACGAGACAGGGCGGCGCTCTGCTTCCGATCATATTCCGACCAAGCGTAATAAGCGCCGCCTGCGATCACGACGACGCATGCCGCCGCAACCAGACCTTTCAACCAACCGTCCATTGATTCTCTTCCCTAGTGTAAGGGGCGGACGATAGTGCGCGCCGCACCAAAAGGCAAAGACATGGCTGATATCGCTCAACTTGGCATTCAGGTCACGACCAACGGCAGCCCTCAAAGGGCAACAGATGAACTGAACAAGTTGTCGGGGGCTGCCACGAAGGCAGAGGATGCAGTCGAGGGTCTTCGCAAGTCTACCGGTGGCGCTGTCGGTTCGGTGAACGCGGCAGCACGCGCTTATTCCGATGGTGCTGTGTCGGCCACGAAGTCTACGAGCGCTCTGGTCGCGATGAACTCGGCGGTGAATGACAATGCGCGATCTGCTACCGGCTTCACAAGCCAGGCCCGAATGATGGCCCTGCAGCTTAGCCAAGTCGCTCAGCAGACGCAGGTGACTGGCAATTTCCTTCAATCTCTTGCTATCCAGCTTCCTGACTTGGCTCTTGGTTTCGGTCCAATCGGCATAGCGGCGGGCATCGCCGCCGGCGCGGCGCTCTCCTACTTTTCATCCATCACATCGAACGGTCCAGAATCAGCGGCCGCGCTTAAGCAGCAGGCTGAACTTATTCAGGACGTGGCCGATCGGTGGGGCGCCGCTGTTCCTGCTTTGCAGGACTACGTCAACGAATTGGAGCGCGCCAAGAACGTCGGCGACCTGACGCAGGCCTATGACGCTCTCGAAAAGTTCAATTGGGATACGGTTCGCGCGCCATTGGAAGACATCAACGTCCAGTTCGCCGATCTCATCCTCAAGCTGCAGGACGCCGGCGAAAAGCAAATGATCGTCGATAATCTCGACAAGGCGTTCCAGAGCCTTCGGGACGGCGTGGCCAACGGTACCGCATCGGTTGCTCAGTTGCAGTCAGTACAGGATGCCCTGACTGCTTCCATGCAGTCCACGGGCATCAAGGCTGTTAACGACTTCACCGACGCCTTCAGCGGCCTCGCTAACCAAATTTTCAGGGCTGCAAATGAGGCAGACCGGCTTAGCCAGGAGCGACTAAATGCCCTCACTACGGGATTGAATGGCCCCAAGCTCGGAAGCCTTGGCCCGCTGTGGAGCGATAACGGCCAGATCATGAAGCCGGAAGACTTCGTCCCGCGCGATACGCCAACGCCTTCGCGCCGCCCTCTTGTCGAACTGGAGGGGCTTGGTGGTTCGTCCCGCACGCCGCGCGCCTCGAACGACAACTACAAATCCTCGCTTCTATCGATCCAGGAGCGGACGAAGGCGATCGAAGCTGAAACGACCGCGCAGGCCGCGCTCAACCCGCTGGTCAATGACTATGGTTTTGCGATCACGAAGGCGAGGACATCGGCTGATCTGCTTGCCGCCGCGGAAAAGGCGAAGAAGGATATCACGCCGGATTTGATCGCGCAGATTGATCAGACCTCGTCGGCGCTGGCCCGTGCCACGGCAGAACAGAATAAGCAGAATGAGGCGGTCCAGCAGTACAAGCAGTATGTGGACTTCCTCAAGTCGACCACGGCTGGCTTCGTCAATGATCTCCGTAATGGTCTGCGCAGCGGGCAGGGCCTGTGGGAAAGCTTCGGCAAGGCCGCGCTCAACGTGTTGGACCGCATCACTGACCGCCTCCTGAACCAGGTGCTTGATGCTGTATTTCAGGTCAGCAGTGCCGGAACCGGGGGCTCCGGAGGCGGTGGAATTCTCGGCTTCCTTGGCGGCTTGTTCGGTGGAGGCGGCGGTTCCAGTGGCTTTGATCTGGGCGCTGGCGCTACGGCTTACTCAGGCCCTTCGCTGCCCAAGTTCGCAGCGGGTACCAGTAGCGCTCCTCGTGGCGTTGCTTGGGTAGGCGAGAAGGGCCCTGAACTCGTCCGCTTCAAGGGCGGCGAGGAAGTGATCCCGAACCATCGCCTGCAAGTGCCGGCGAACCAGAATGCGGGATCGATGAAGGCTGGCGATATCCATATCGACGCCACGAGCACGATCGATGCGCGCGGGGCCGATAGCGAGGCCGTTGCAAGGCTGCAAGCAGCTCAGGCGCGCCGAGATGCCGAACTTCCGTCCAAGATCATCGAAACCGTCAAAGAAGCGCAGCGCCGTAGGATCATCAACTGATGGCAATCACGTTCCCACGGCCGTTGCCCGATATCGACTGGGTGAAGTGCGATTTCATCCTCGATGATCCGGTGAAGGCGTCCCGATCCGGCGCGCGGCTCATCAACTACACCCAGACCGAAGATGAGGTTTGGGTGGCGGACATGCAGAGCCGGCCGCTTTACTACGACGAATATGCGTCGATCGAGGCGTGGGTTCTGTCCCTGCGCGGCGGCCTGCGCTCTGTGCTCTTCCGTCACCCGACGCAGGGCTATCCGAAGGCCCATCGGGACAACCATGCCCCGGCTGATGATCCCGGCAACCTCGTCTCTGTCACCGACGGCAACATTCTATCGGTCAACAGTGTCGACGCCGAGCTCAACCTCTCGGTTGGCGATCGCATCGGACTCGAGAAATCGAGCAAATACTATGTCGGCCGTATCACCGAAGTCTCCGGCAGCGGCACGACACGCACGATCACCGTCGAGCCGCCGCCGTTCGATACCGTTGCCCAGGCCGGGGCGGTCGTTCGCTTCGCCAACCCCGCGCTGGTCATGCGGCTGGTGCCGGGGAGCTATCAGGCGCCGGGCGAGGGGCTCTTCCGTGCTATCTTGTTCCAACTGCGGGAGAGCCAGTAAATGGCGCTCTCCGAAGACGTCAAAGCGCTCTACGACCAAGGGCGCATCTTGACACGCCAGATGGTCCGCGTTTCGCTCGGTTCCGGCATCTATGGCTTCATCGCTCGCAAGGAGCCGCTGGTCTATGCCGGCGTGACCTATCAGCCATTCGGCCTCCTGGAAGTCTCCGATATCGGCGGGGGTACAGGCACGGCGGCAGACGGCGGCTTCACGCTGACCCTTGCCGAGAGCAAGGCATTTGGCCTGACGCCGGAGATCCTGACCGAGATCGAGCAGGAAGATTACCGGGACCGCCCGGTTGTAGTCTATGACGCCCACTTCCATCCGGATACGCGTGCTTTGGTCCAGGTCGAGCCGGTGGCCCGCGGCTACCTCGATGTCATCGAGCATAACGAAGACGACGAGCGCGGCTATTATCTCACTGCCCGCTGCGAAGGGCGGCAGCTGGACTATTCCCGTCGCAACGGCCGAAAGCGCACCGTGGCAGACCAGCAGCGGCGCGATCCTGGCGACCGGTTCTTTGAGCATGCTGCGACGGCCGGCCGCGTCGATGTGAACTGGGGCCGATCTGTCGGCTCGGCAATCAATACCGCCAAGAGCGCGGCCGCCGGCGCGGCGCGCGCCATAGGGTTCAAGGGTCTCTGAAATGGCAAAACTTCCCGGTTGGGAAAAGCGCCTCAACGCGGTTGTGGCGACACACCAGGCATCGCCTGGCGATTGGGGTGTCTCGGACTGCTTCACCATCCCCGACGACGCTGTCGAGGCGGTGACGGGCGAGAAGATGTATCAGGACGTCCGCGGCTACAAGACTGAAGCTGGGGCTGCCAAGCAGCTGCGCAAGCACGGCTTCGAGAATGTCCGGCAGGCATTCTCGGCCAAGTTCGATGAAATCCCGGTGGCGATGGCCCAGCGCGGCGACATCGGTGTGATCGAGCGCGACGGGTCTTTCTCCGGCGGCGTCTTCACCGCGATCGGCTTCATGATCCGCTCTCACGGCGGGCCGGTCGAGTTCGTATCGATCGACCGCGTCACCGCAGCATTCAAGGTGACCTAATGGGCTTTCTAGCTCCCCTCATCGGCGCGGTCGGCAGCTTCTTCGGATCGCTCGGGATTATTGGTAAAGCGATCATCGGCATCGGCCTCAACCTTCTGGTTGGCGTGCTGACGAAGAAGGAACAGAAGAAGGCCACGCCAAGCGGCTCACAGTTCGAGCGCGACTACGGCGAGAATGTCAGTCGCAAGGTTGCCTGCGGCCTGGTCGGCATCGCAGGGCATGATTGCTATGTGAACACATGGGGAAGCTCAAACAAGCAGCTTGAGCAGATCTATACCTTCGCTGATTTCCCCTGCGATGGCCTGTCGAAGATTTATGCGGGCGGCAAGCAGCTGGCGCTTTCGGTGACTTCGTCGGACGCGGTAAAGACGGTCTATGCTGTCTCCGCTGGCGACTACGCCGGCCTGGTCACCTT